CTCATTCTTCTACAATAGATGCGCCAGTCCAACCACCATTCTTACCGTCAGGATTATTCATCAAGTTAGTAGGTGATGTGTTTGTTGACCAGGTTTTTCTTTCACTATAAACATCAGACCAGTGTTGATTTCCACCAGACTTTCTAACATAGTAAACAGTTTTTGAACTATCAGCTGGTGATTTTCTTGAGATGTGGAATGCCATATTGTTTCCTCTAAATGGTATCACAAATTTTATTATTAACTATTTATCAACAACCTTTGATTGAAGATGCTACTGAACCACCAATTGATGAACCCATATCTTGACCTAACATAACAGCCCAACCTGATGCGAGCCATCCGACATAAGGAATACCAACTAAGAATGGTGTAGCAGCTGTTCCTAAACTAGCTCCTACCAGTGCACCGTTTGACTCTCCTCCACCTTCCGCCTTGATACACTCTTCGGACCTCGCATTGGACTTTCCCGACTCATTCACTCCTTCACTAGAAGTTCCAGGAACATATTGATTATTTTTAGTTTTTGTTGTTCTACCACCAATACCGAATAAACCATTAGATGTATCTACATATGACTCACTATCCAATACTGTAGGATCATGTCCTTTATAATCTACACTATAACTTCCATCAGGATTTACAGTTACAGTGTATGATGAGTAATCTCCAACTGGTGGATAGTTGATTTGTGCTGGTTGTATTGGTGTTCTTAAATTATGTCCGACAATTGCACCAACATTAGCAACTCCAACAAATATAGCTAAACCTACTACAATTTTCTTTCCTAATTGGTTATTCTTCATAGTAGTAATGTAAGTGACCTATTTATAAAACGGCATAAAAAAAGACCCCCGAGATGGGGGTCTGAAAGGACAAGTGGGACACCCGGCCCCACAACATCCACTCATATCACATGAGATTTTTGACAGCCACACGTCTGTAGTAGCGGTTGCTATTGACACGGAGTCTACCAAGACCCTGACCATTAGCTGCCGAACCTTCGGCGAATGGGTTAGCAACCAGACCATAACGGGTCTTGAAGCCAATTTTAGGCTGGAAGGAGTTCTCTCCAACAGCACGAACCATTTGAAGGGGAACGTAAGGACAATAGAATAGTCCAGCGTCATAAGGGGAAGAACCCTTATATCCAACAACGTAGTACTGGTTACCATTAGGACCATTACCCGAAGTCAGGTTGGCCGAATAGGGATCGATGTATACACGGAACTTACCGTTAATCGTACCAGCGAATGTGTTACCGGTGTCATCAACGTTCAAGTTAGCGTTGAGTGCTGGAGTGTAATCCAGGATACCAGCCATCGTAAGTGCGGAAGCAACGTCTGCGGAACACAGAACCATGTTGCCTTTCCCTCTACGAGTTCTTTGTGCGATCGCGTTAGCGTCACGCTCGATTTGGAAAAGAAGTCCTTTGAACTTCTCAACAGACCAACGACCATTGGAGTCGATGTCCAGGTCAAATACACCCTGAGTAGCAACGTTCTGAGCTGCACCCTGTTCTGCTGTCATATAGATGGTACGGATAACCTCACGGTTAATCTCGGCCAAGATTTCAGTAGAAAGGATGTTAGCCAGTTCGGCTTCAGCGTTAAGACCATGGATAGCCTTAAGGTCTTGAGCCAGTTCTAAACTGTACTCAGCCTTCAGTGCTCTAGACTTAGCGGTAACAGTAACTTTCTCGATCGAGAAAGCCATCTGGTTGAAGGCTTCGTTGCCGGTACCATCAAGGTTCTCAGCGTCGCCTGTAGCCATACCACCACCGGCGGTATATTGAGCTGTGTTAGTAGAAGCAGCACCAACGGGGTTAAGAACACCAGGATTGTCTCCTCTCTGTACAGCGGTTCCCAGACCAACGGCCTGGTCAGCCCAACCAGCGTTAAGAGCTCCGTTCTTGTTCTGTCCAGAGAATACGGTATCTGCTTCATCGAACAGAGCCTCAGCTCCAGCCTGATTCTCATAACGGGATCTCATCGCGAAGATGAGTCCAGTAGGTCCATTCATAGGTTGAACGCCAGCCAGGTCATAAGCGACCAGGTTAGGCATTGCGCGTCTGATCAAAGAGATCAGAACGGGATCGAAACCAGCAACAGGACCAGCTGCGGTTGCGGATCCAGAGAAACCACCTTGAGCACCAGCAGCGTTGGCTGCGTTGGTGGGTGATTCCATCAGGTTGATACCCTGACTAAATGCTTGCTCTTCTTTGAGGAACTTTTCTTGGTTCTCAAGCAGGACAGCGGTCACACTTCTACGATGTGAATCCTTAATAGGATCGAGACCCTCATAATCGAGGAGGGGACTCCACTTTTCCTGCAGATGCTCGGATTGGAACATTTGCTTTTACCTTTTGATTTTGTGTTTTGTTTGAATTAATCTAAAATTCACTTTTTGAAAGCGTTCAGAGTTCTGAGATAGGCTTCCATACTAGATGCTACAGGAGCATCAGTCGTATCTACACCCTCAGAAAGTGTCTGTGGGGCTTCCGATTTTGCAGTTGGGGCCTTGGAGAAGTATGACTCCTTCAGGGATTCCAGCTTTTCACGATATTCTTCTTCACTTTCAAACTCAACACTTTCAGCAAGTGAGGAGAGCTTTTCTTTCTGAGTGACTGCAAGTCCTTCAGAAACTTGATCAAGAATATTATCAGATACTGATTCAGACAAACGCTGATTCAGACCAATGTTCTTGTCAATTTGCTCATTGAGCTTGGTTTCCATATCATCAAGTTTTTCTACCATACTCTCAAGTACATCATATTTGTCTTCAGGGATTGTTACATAATGTTCTTCAAAGAGTCCCTTCATTCCAGAAAGGAAGGACTCGGTCATTTCGGTCTTGAGACCATGTTCGATGGCTAATTCGTTCTCGGTCATCCACTCTTCAGCGACGTACTCAAGATACGAATCAACACGTTCGGTGAGGGCTTCTTTCAGACCCTCTCTAGCTTCTTCCAGTTTGATTTCATACTGGGCTTCTAGTGCCTCATGGATTTCAGAAACTTTAGAGTTGAGAGCTGATTCAAAGACCAACTTGGCCTTTTGTCTAAACTCTTCAGACAACTCTTCACCACCGAGGAGAGCGTTAACATCTTCTTCGATGTCAATCTCTTCTTCGACAGTTGCTTCTGTTGCGACGGGTGCCTCTTCCAGGACTTCCTCTTCAGTTTCGGCCTCTTCTTTTGCCATACCCTTCATTGGGTCAGCGGCCTTAGCCCCTTTGTTGACTACATCACGAACCTGTTTAATGGTTCCACCGGGAGTCTTCAGCTTTGCCGAATCGTCATCAGATTTATAGTTTTCAGGGGTAGGTCCACCTAGATCTTCTACAGCTGGTTGTCCAGCTACAGCTCCAGGGGCCAATTTCTGAATGGGATCACCGGCTTTGGCGTTCGCATTCACAGCAGTTTTGGATTGCTCCATTTCTTGTAGATCTCCACGAGACATTTGAACTTTACTCCGATTAACCTTATTTATTTAATCTATATTTATTTATAATATTGGTATCTCTGTATTATCAGAGACTATTTAAGAAACTGTTGAAAATATCCAACTTTTTCTCATCAAGTTGTTTTTGATCGACCAATGTATTGATATACTTGTAGGTCTTAGCTACTTGAGATTCTCTCAAGATGCCACCATCCCAAACCCAATCCTTGCCTTCCATAATGCCTTCAACGAAAGCATCAGGAGCAGAAGGATCAGAAACGATGTCAGCTGCTGTTGATAACATAAAGTCATCACCAACAACATTTACACCTTCTCTTGTTTGTTTGAGTGATCCGATTCCTCTAGAAGAAACGCCCAACTTAACTCCTTCGCTGATGAGAGACTCTGCAATCTTACCCATAGGAGTCGATAAGATTTTGGCCTTACCGATAAAGTTGTTCCCACTCTCTTTGAGAGAAACAATTTTGTGACTGACGCGATCCAGATTAACTGTTGGGCCATCTGGGTGTCCCAGTTCTCCAAGAGCTCTACCTGCTTGAATGTGGTTCTCACTGTATCTTTGGACTTCTCTTCTTAGAGTCTCCATTGGATACATACGACCATTTCTATTCTTGAGGTCTCCCTGTAGGAAGATTCCTTCGATGAACATGTTTTTCTTACCGTTGCGTTCTTCAACGATAACTTCTACCTGTTCAATTTCTTCTCTAATTAGTTTCATGGTTTTAAGCTGTGTAACCTACTTGAGTTCCTAACACGTCCGCACTAGCTGCAAATACAACTTGAGTTGACTTCTTCTCCAAAAATTCAACACTATTGGGAGCAATAGTCATAGAACCGACTCCGACTCCACTTTGTGTTTCCAATACGGTTACTTTTTGGATAGCGGAGTTAGTATTAATCAAACGAACCACACTAGCTCCAGTAAAACTAGTGGCGGCTCCTGCATTCGTCGGACATGGAATCTCTGCACCGACTAGTAATGTTCTGGCCATTGGTATACCTAGTGTATGATGTTATTTATTGAATTTCCGCATCCAAGTCGATGTCTCCATCAACTTCGGGTGCTTCTTCAGAATCTAGATTAACGTCATCATCAAAAATTGATGCAGCAACATTAGGTCTAATCCCTTGAATCTTTTCAGCAGTTCGTGAGAACAACTGATCTTTAATCGCATCACTTACTGATGAAGGTGATTCATCCTTCACTAGTAAATCCATAAGTTCATCCATATCCATAGGTGTAATTTTCCTTTATTTAGATCTCCCCACCAGTGGGAGTTTCAGGAGCTTCTGGTGTTGGTGGATCGAGAGGAGCTCCACCATTAGATGGAGGTAAAGCTCCACCAGGTGCAGGAGCTCCACCTGCCATAGGATCTAGAGCTGCCATTGCAGGATCTGGAATTGCTCCAGATTCAATTTCCTTCTCGATAAGTTTATCTTGTTCAATAATTTCTTCATCAGATTGACGAAGAACATTCCTTCTTACATAATCATTGGAGTAATACTTACCAATATATTGTTGTGTTTGTTCTGCCAGAGTCAGTCTTTCTCTTAGAAGTTCTGCGTCTTTCAGTTCTGCAAAGTGATTATCATAGAGGAAATCATACTGAATATGATCATTCATATACTCCCAATCTTCAGGAGTAATGATATTTTTCAGAATAAGTTGAGTCTTCAACATATCACTGAACATTTCAGAGAATCTCTTTCTCATTCTTCCAACAAACTTGGAGAATTTAACTTCATCTCTGAGGATTTCAGAAGAACGACCCATTGAGAATCCACTATCTCCCTGAAGTCTTGTCTCAGGAACATTCAGTGCCCTGTACAATTTCTTTTGGAAGTAGTTGATATCAGTGATTTCGCCTAGGTTCTGACCACCAGGAAGTGTAGTAATTTCAGTACCACGACCACCTTCACGTCTAGGAAGCCAGAAGTCTTCCATCATAGACATGAACTTCTTATCGTCACGAACTTCGCCAGTGTTGGCATCATAGACAAGTTTATTTCTATAACGCTGCATCACATCACGAAGGTATGCTTCTGCTTTCTGTTTTGGTAGATTACCAACGTCAATATAGAAGATTCTTCTTTCTGGTGCTCTTGAAAGACGATAGATTACCAAACTATCCTCAATCATCATCAGTTGATTGAGTGGTTTGATTGATTTATGAAGCCATGAAAGGGTTGATCCCTTATTTCTATCTACCAATCCAGAGGTACAATATGTGACCGAATCTTTAGTTAGTTTGATTCCCTTGGCTGGAGAAGATCCATACTGATTACTTCCACCAGGTGTATAGATGAAATACTCCTCAAGTTCTGGAAAATCATATGTTGATGGATTATCTCTTTCGGCTCTAGCCAATCCATCATTTCTGGTTTTTTTGACCTGACGAATATACTTCATCTTTGCAGAATCAATATATCTCAGTTCTTGAATACCATCTTGGGGATTCTTTTGGTCAATTACTTTGTTATAATATAGTCTTCCATCAATATACCAATTACGGAAGATCTCATGAGCCTTCTTATCGAAGTCCAAAAGTTCTAAAATATATTTAAACTCTTCTCTTAATTTCTTTTTAATGCCATCACTAGCATTTAAGTTTGACAGTTCGATCGACACTGGGCTATCGTTCGTGTCAGAAACAATTGCCTCGTTTACAATGTCTTCAATTGCACTATCACATTCTGGATACAAAGCCATAGACCTGTATCGTCTGATAAGTTCGTTTTCGTTACGATAAACGCCCTCAATATCTACATAAGAACCAAAAAACCCACTACTGATATAACTCTCCTGCCCATCGTTTTTATTCGGTGGGACGGGAGAAATTGCACCAGGTGGGTTTTTCTCGTTATCTTCAATTGAGAATCCAAATAGTCTCGCCATTTTATAGAGTAACTAGTAACTTCCGTTCTAGTTATTTATCAGGCTAAAACTTACTGGATTGT